ATCAAACTGTTTTACATGGATAAACTTTGAATTTATCCAAAGTCTCTTTACTAATTCCATATTTGCCTCACCAATCCAAGTCAGTCTGATCTCAGTCTCTAATCTCAACTTGAATCCTGGCCTGTTCTGTTTTTTCCAGAACAGAGCCAGTGTATTCGAGTTTCGGTTTATTAACAGTTAGATTTGGCTTTTTAACAATACCAAAATCATTTGCTATTATTTGCAAAGCCATGTAATAACTCACTTGAAATTTTTCCTGCACTACCGCAAAACAATCGCCTATAAAAGCACCAGAGAAATCTTTCATTATTAATCTCCCGGATTTGTTGCGATAGAATCCACAAGTTGGAGTATTATCACGCCTTAAGGGAGACTTGAACAAACCTTTTTGTACTTTCACTCCAAGATAATGTTCCATTATTCTCTCTTCTGGTATTTTTGATAGAATTAGATCTTTAGTAATAACAATAGGTTCAAGTGAAAAATTCATTACTGACTATTAAAATGGAAGATCTGATTCTTCGTCAGTTCCAATTCCTAATTTTTCAGCAAGGCCTTCTACGCTTCCGCTAGTTGCTTGAGTCATATTTGTAGGTTGAGCATTCTTTGCAGCGTCAATTTTCTTCTGCTCAGATTGATTCATTACAAGATTATGACCGATAAAACGAGTTTGAATTCCTAAATCCTTGTTACGATTAATCTTTGCAGGGAATCCAGGAATGTCTGCAAAACCATTCGACTGAGGAATTAATTTTACCTCAACTTCTGTACCGGCAAACGGCTTTGTTAGAATGTCGATAAGTTTTACAAGTTGGTCAAAGTTAAGTTGTTTAATATTAACTTTTTTATTGTTTACAACAACATTATCGTTGTCAATACTTTCTCCAATTTCAGGTGAAAGAGCATCAACGATCTGACGAACAGATACCATGAAATGTTCTAGTGGAGATGGATTGTCTCCATAGGTTCCAGAAGTTCTTTCGTTAGACGTTGGTTCAAAGAAATTATGAGTAAACTCTCCGTAACCATCGATGTCTAGCGTGAGTTTCATTGTTTTATAATCTTGTCCAGTTTTCTGGGAATTAAGATTAGATAACTCAACAGAAACAAATTTTGCATTATGAATACCAGGTTGAAGGAATTTTCCACTTTCTTTTACGCCAGTTGTGGCGCCTAAATTAAACATACCCATATTAAAAATAATTTAAATGATTAAAAAGGGAGAGCATCTTCATAATTCTCCTCTCCGAGCATTTCTGCCATCTCCTTTTCTACGGTACCGTTGTTTAATTCTTGTACAGATTCTTCCTCTTCAGTAAAATCTGGTGCTTCAACAGTAGTCTTATCATCTTCAACGGGAGTTAAGATAAATACATTATCTACAACTGTTCCGCTCTTATCTTTAAATTCTGAGAATGTAAACAGAGACCCGAACTTTAATAGACTCGTTCTCTGCTGGCCCTTGAATGATACAGTACCTTTCTTGGTCATTTTATTACCATCTGATCCATCAGTAAAAACTTCTGCTTTACTAATAATCGGGTAAGTTGTCTGATTATCAACAGTTCAATAATTAACTGCGATTCTATCACCAGCTACAGCACCTAATTTGTCTACAGCGTCTGAAGTGAGATTCAGCTTATTTTCATCAACTTCTAAGTCATATTCCTTTGTGCTGGCACTTACGGAGGTGTTTGTTACTTTCAGATTACTTACTTTTAGGGTACCCTCATCTAAATCAAATGATATTCTAAGCATTATTTAAACTAGGATAAATTCTTTCTCAATGAGACGTAAAAGTTCCATCCTCATTTCTTTCTGCTACGACGATATCTTGGTTTGCAAGATGTTTTGGTCTTGCGCCAGTCAAGATCTCGCCATCTTGTCCAAAATTAATACACAGATTTGAATTATCATCTCTATGTACAAATCCGATGGCATCAGATCTAGCAGAAAGTATTCTTTTAAGTTTTCCTGTTAAATCTAAATCCTTAACGCTTCCGTCAAGATTGTCGTTTAACGAAGTATCTTTAACGTGCCCACAGATAATAATATTGTCAGTAGCGGAAGCAATTAAGTCAACAATTGCTTCCACAGCTTGTCTTAAGAATGTATATCCAGAACCATTAGGTAATCTGGTAATATCTGTAACATTTGCATATCTATCAGAAAACACAGGTGAATTCTTATAGAGATTTAATGCTACAGGTTTTGCAATTTCTTCAACAGCTGTAATTGTATCAATAGTTATATATCTGTATGGACGTCCTGCGTCTTTGATAGCCTTTATAACTTCTTTCAAAGTCTTTAGACTATCAATTTTTATTTTAAGCGCATCCACATAAGTTGAACCATTTTCAAAATCTAAGATTAGATTGTTATCAAGAGTACTTAAAACAGTAGTCTTTCCAACTTTAGGTAATCCAAATAAGATTAAGTACTTTGGGTCTTGTGTTTCTGCTGGTATTTTACTTGTTGGTAAATTAACTGCCATTAAAAACTAAATGTTAAAGATTCCTTAATTTCTTCAGTTTCTTCAGAAACTACTTCATCTTCATTTGCAGTATTAAGAGTTAAGTATTTACTATAGTTCTTAATCGTATCTGCCTTAGGAAATTGAACTCAGAAACCAATCTCACCAAAGAAATTCATTGGGATTGCTTTCTCGGATTTACCTTGTCTGTTCTTTATTAATTGTAAACTTCTATATCTGTCTCTTAGTCCATCGAAACCACTGCCTTTTTCATCAACAATGATTGGAAAATCCTTATGAGTTTTTAATTTGAATTTTAATGGGTAATAAACACCAATACACACTTCACAGTCTTGAAATGGACCACCACTATCCTGAATGTCTTCCGAAGAACATTCAGTTAATTCGGCCTTTCTTCTATCCATACTAGAAGAATTTCGATTCTCTTGCATTAACATGAAAAAGGAGACGTCACATTTATTTCTTAACCTAACAGCATACTTTGAAATAGTATCAATTTCCTCCTTCTTGGATCTACCCTCGATAGGAGTTGTTAGATTTAAGTGGTCTACGACCACAATGATAATTTGATCAGGATCGTTTTTCTTATAAATGGTTCTTCGTCCATCAGCAGACGGAACGAATTCTCCATTTTCTTCTAATAAACCTTTTACTTTAGAATAAAAGAAATTAGATGTTAATGCAGAATCGTATATTATCAATTTTGAGTTTATGGAATCCAACCACTCCTTAGCCTCAACCACACATGCATAATCTTCGTCTGATAATATAGTATTTCAAGACATTAGGTCTGTATATGGAATTATTCTACCATATTCTTCAAATATATACAGACATAAAAGTTTGGCAAGTAATAATTCTGCAGACAGCTCCAGACTAAAATAACACAATTTGATATTCTTATCTGGATAATCTTTTAGCGGACGATAAATGTAGGAATACAAAGCTAACGCTGACTTACCAGAACCAGAAACTCCAAAAATTAGAGTATATAATGGTTGAATTCCGCCAGTATATTCATCTAATTTTGGTATTCCAGTCTTTAAACCGATATTTTTACCTTGTCGGCCTCTATCGATTCTTTGATAAAGTGATTCTACATTAGTCATCTGTTAAAATTTCAGTTGCTATTCGTGAACTAATACCATTATCTCTAAGATACTTAAGTTCATCTCATTTATGAGACGCTACAAATTCTAGACAACCGTAATTGATTAATCCTTGTTCCTTTCCTCAACGTAACAATTCCATAACTTCCTGATGTTTTTCAGGATTATGTTTAATTGCAGAGGAATATGCAAAGAAAAATTCATCAAGAGTGTTGAATTTCTTCGCAATATTTTTCAATGGCAATAGCTGATTACCGTGTGAAATAAAAGGTGGATATTCGTCAAACAATTCTTGTCCGAGAACACTTGAGTTTTTTACTCAAGATTTTAAAAAGTTTTTATTGAATTCAATTTCGTTAGGGTTATAACTCTCTGGATTATAATCCTTTTTAATTAAACCTTTATTTTTTAAAGATTCGAAGATACTTCTTAATTGTTGATTGCCTCCGTTACTGAACCATTTCGCAAAATATTCAGGATGTCCTTCTTCATCTCTTGCTAAAAAAGTTAAATAAACCACAAGAAGCTCATCAGCACTTAAGTTATATGTACTCAGTAAGTTTAAAATTGTATTTATTTCCACAATTCTAATTCCAACTGTATGTGCGGAAAAGATTTTAGTACTTGCTCTTGATGTGCAGCACTATCGATATTCCTGTGAATGAACTCACAAATCCAATCCACACTTTGGTTAATGTCCGTTTCTAAAAAATCAATAAATTGTTCTTTAGTTAGGCCCTCTAATACTTGCTCTATTTGAGCATCTGTTAATCTAATGTTCATTCTACATCTGATTTGTTCGGTAACGAATCGCGAAGTGATTTTATAAGATTTTCATCTCTGATAGTATTGAGGAAATATGGAATAAACACAGACTTTACAAATCATTCCTGATGTCTATCGAATAGATTTCAATACATATCTACAGTAAAATCATCTTCTACTACTTTCATTAGTTCTTCTTCGTTCATTAAAATCGGTATTTTGTATTTGTTATTGTATCTCTTTGCCTAGTTTGGATAGATTTTCCAGATAAGACTTCATCTAATTGATCCTCATTAATTGTTATGTATTCTGAGGTAGCAGAATTCATTGCTCAGTTGTACTCTTGAGTACCTCTAAGAACAATAGTAAATAATTCAGC